TAGGTCTTCGCTCATTCTCCTAGTTCCTTTTCTTCTTGTAGTTGTAGCCATGTGTCAATGGCTTTACGTTCACGTTCTGATGGTGCCTGTAAACGCACGAAGTCTGACGCATTGTAGATGCGGTTCATCAAACATTCAAAGAGTTCACGGCTTGCTTGGTCTAAATGATTGCGCCCTGTTTCAAGGCGGTCAATCTTCGCTTGGTATCCGCAGATACAACGCAATGGTAAATCCATTAGTAACCTGCCTGCTTCAACAACTTCACCATGTCTTCAAAGCGCATGATGGCGTACTGCTCTGCACCAGTGGCATGACCCTGGCGTTTCACGACCAGCACACCGAAGTCAGCACCAGCATTGACACGCTCAGCCTCGGTCTCCTGTAACCAGCCCGACAACTCATGTCGTTTTGCTGCTTTACATTCAATGACGATAGGCGCACCACAGTTGATGTCGCCCTTATCTAGATTGCCATGCAATGCACGACGTTCTGCATAAGGGAAACCGTTGTCACGCATGAAGCGGGCGATGAGAGTTTCAAATGATGTTCCTTTAGAACGGCTCTTTGACATTGTCCATCGCCTCTTTTACTAACTGTCGCAACAGTTCTGATTTGCTGATGTCGCCACGTACTTTGCAGAGAAGTTCAATGTGGTACCACTGCTTAGTTGTGACCCGCAACCCCATGAAACGGGTTGATGCAATCTCCCCGTCTGGGTCTACTGTTCGTTTCGCACTCATCACTTACCTGCCTTTGCAGCAGTGAACGCCTTACGCAAAGCAGCCAGGTCTTTCTGTGTAGCGAATCCGAAACGCACGTCAGCATCCTTGTAGATAGTCATGGGGTTCAGGTCGTTGTCTACACATGCCTTGTTGAACGCACCAATTTGTTCTTCGCTAAGTGGCGCATCGTCAGGCAATGCAGGCTTGGCTGCTGGCTTAGGTGCAGGCTTGACTGGCTGTGTCTTCTCATTGTCAAGGTCAGACCACTGGTTCTTAGTCCACAGGTTCAGTGAGATACCGAAACGCATGGAAGCGTTACGCAAGAAGTCACCGATAAGTTCCTTCTCGTAGTCTCCCTTGTCAGCCCTAACACTGCCAACACCGAGGAGTTCCTTACCGTGGACTGTAAGCCAACCCCACATCGTTGCTGTGCCGTTCTCAACGTGGATAGCAGGACGACCTTGTACCCAACCGCAGGGTTCCCATGACCAGTACGGGTCAATCTCAATGAGGATGCGGGTGATGTCTGCGTGTCCAACGAAGTCCAACTTGGTGCCACCCTTAGGTAGTTGCTGGACGATTGATGGGTCTGGCTTTGCGTAGTCCTTCAGGATGTTCCTGAGTTCCTCTGTTTTATTTTTGTCTTCCACTGTTGTTACCTTTCTTGGTGTTGTGTATGTGTAAGAAGTTTCCATTGTTATTCGCCTTTCAAACGGAGTGTTCGTGATGATGTGGACTTGACGTACTGTGCATACAGGTCGGGGTTCTCAGCCTGGAACTTCTTAGAGTCAAACCAGTCACGCTTGTATCCCTTCCATGTGGCAACTGTTGCCCCGTTGATTGTGGCAGATTCGTTCTCGCCAATCAAGTCACACAGTTCAGCCTTCAACCTGTCTTCCATCGCTTTGTATGAGGACAGTTCAGACTTGACGTGCTTTAACTGTGCGATGAGTTCTGTTGCGGATGGGTTCAGTTCTACTGTGTCGCCGTTGTAACGTGAGTAGCGAGTAGAGATTGTCTCGTATGTGTAAACAACACCTTCAGGGTCCATGCCCAATGCGATGTTGTTCAACCACTTAGCAGAGGCAGCAATGTGTTCTTCCTTTTCTTCGTCGGTGACGTTCTGTTCCACGATAGTGAGGCGCAGTGTGTTGTCAAAGATTGCCCAGGTCACACGGCTTGCATCAGAACAGATGGCTTGCTGAACACCCTGGATTTTCCAGTAGTCAGGCAAGGTGCCTGAGTATTCACGGCTAGTTGTTTTGACTTCAAGGATGTGGCGGGTCTCCTCGTTCCAGCCGTCAAGGGTGGAGATGAGGTGTGCGCCTTCTTCGTCGTCGTAGCAGAACAGTTCATCGGGTGTAACAAACTTGATACCAAGTCGGTCGCCTGCCCACTGAATGATGGTGTCTTCAAGGCGGTTGCCTGTTTCCATAGCAGCGTTAGGTGCAATGGGTGTTGGTGCAATTCCTGACAGCAATTCTGCTGCGTACTGGTCTTGCTTCACGAACGGGTGTAGCCCGTAGATGGCTGCTGCTGCACTAGCGGAGATGCGGCGGTTGCCGTTGTCATCTTGATAGCGTTGGTTAAGCCAGTCTTGTGAACCGTGTGGTGCTTTTGGTATGCGATACCGTGTGAAACTCATGGAGTTCCCCTTCCTTCTGTGTTATGTATAAATCAATATACAGGAGGGGTGTATCAATTACAAGGGGCAAGCACCAATGTTTTTCTGACCATGCCAACAGGGATGTAGAACAGGTTAATTCCGTCGCCTTCATGGAAAGTCTGAAGCAGGGTTACATGGTCTTTCTTGCCGCCTGGGTCTTCACATGGTATGAGGAAACCTACTGACTGGACAAGGGTTTCGCCTTCGTCTTCAACGGTCTCTAGTGTGAGCCAGCCTGGGTCTCCACCGCAAGCGTCTGCCCATTCAATCAGTACAACGGGGTATTCAGTCTTCATTGTCTGCTGGTTCGCCTTCTGTTCGGCACTCAGGACAGTACCGTCCTTGTGACTGATGCCATGCTTCTTCGCAGGTGGGGCATACGTAGATGTGGGACAGCGAGGTCATGGCTCTAGGTTACTACGCCGCTTGGGTGGTGCGTAGAAGACTTTCTATCCGTTCTACGATTCGGATTAGTTGTTCTTCTTCTGGTCCACGAACTACCACTTTCATGAGGAAGTTTCGGATTGTGATTAGTTCTGCGAGTGTCATAGGACCCGCAAGATTATCAGTCGGGCTTAGTGATGTACGTTTCCACAATGGTCAAACGGTTCTCAATTCTGTCAAGAGAATCCCGCAAAGAAGAGCCACTGTTCGGCTTCATCTGCTCCTCAACAAACCCCATCGCCTTCTCAATACGTCTAGCCCAACGGTACACAGGCAGTAGCAACCCACGGTGAATAACACCAAGAGAAGCCACTGCCGCAGCGACCATCCCTAAGACCTGGATAGCAGTCACTTCCCGTCACACCACTGCCAGTGCCAGTGTTCAAACTCTGGAGACTTCATATCGCTACCCTGAAGGTAGAACCCAAATGTTGGTGCGTTGTCACACATCCACTTAAAGCCCTTCTTAGCGGATGCCATGCCGACAATGTTGCCACCCTTACCTTCAACAGCAAGGTCAATGGCAAGTCCCCATCCGTGGTTGGAACCTGACTTACCTGTCGGGTCTGGTGCAGCCGATGGTGCTTTGCCCTTCTTCAGAATCCAAGTCTTGCCGTCAAACTTGCGGGTCACTGTGTTCTTCTTGCCGAGGCGTGGGTCGTTCGGCTTTGCTACTTCGTAGCGGTCCATGAACATGGCGTACTGTCCGTCATAGGAACGGTAGTCACCAATGTTGCGGAGTTGAATACCTGCTGCCATTGCTGCGTCATACATTTTGTTGAACGCTTCGGCTGCTTCCTTATACATTTTGCCGCCAGTCTTGACACCAACAAGAAGGCTCTTGTCAAGACGACCATTGATTTGACCTTTCAAACCTGTAGGTACTACTAACTTTTTGTATGGGAGTGTCTTTGACATTTGTGTTTTTCCTGTGTTGCTTTTGTATTGGGGTGGGTGTACTATTTCTATTGCCTCAGGCGGAGTTCTTTTTCCCTTTCTCCTTCGCCTGGGGCTTTTACTATTTACTCATCAGTTGCAATGTTAAATACGGCAGCGAGGATGAGAACGACAAGGGTTGTCACGCTAATAATTAAAGCCTTAGACAACGTGGGTCCTGACAGGGTAATGAGAACAAGTCCTGTACCTGATGCCCAGAGAAGTATGGAAACAATAACGCCTAGATATTTACGCATGGGTACAAATCTACCACTTCATGCGAGTTGTGGCGGCGGCTGTCATTGTGACTGCGGCTAGGGTGACGAGGGTTCTACGGGTGGACACGGGGACGTTAGAACCGAGGGGTACATAGGTATCTAATTCCCCACTGAAGATGTCTACGGTCTTCTCAAAGGCTTCTCGGACCTCTGTAGGGGCAGCACTGACCGAGGCTATAAGTTCTTCTACCTGGGCATCCGTGAGGTCCTCTACAACCAGGGCTTCAAAGACTTGGGTTGCTTCTTCTTCTGTGATGGTGGCAAGAACTTCAGGGTCTAGGGCTATCTTTGTTGCTTCTTCTTCTGTAATCTGAGGTGGTAATGTTGATGTACTCGTAGGAATGGGGACAGGTAATGTGGGTTCTGGAATGGGCGGCTGTGTTGTTGGCGGCACTGACGTGCTTGATGTCGTGGTTGTGGTGGAAGGAGCAGCAGTAGATGTGGTGGTTTGAAGTTCAGTTGTGGAAGGCGCAACGGAAGTGGAAGAAACTACAGGGGCAAGGGTTGTCGTTGTGGTTGTGGTTGACACTTCTGTGGTGGTTGTCGTTTGCTCTGTTGTTGTGGTCGGAGGGACAGTAGATGTTGTCGTTGTCGTGGTGGTTGTTGTATGAGGCGGGTCCGTGGTTGTTGCTTGTGGGAGCGTTGTTGTGGGCAACTCTGCAACGGTAGTTGAGGCGGGGTTCCCGTTGAACGCCAGTTCATAACTAATGTTCCATTGCTGTCCATCACGCCACACATTCGGCTGATAACAGCAGGTTCCTGCCCGTAGACGGTACCGACCAGGCTGTACCTCTATGGAAATGTATGACTGTAAACCGTTGTAGTCATCGTTGTTGATAATCTCAACGCCGTCTTCTGTGTATAGCCACAGTTGCGGGTCGGACGGTTGGTTGGGAACCATGTAGGTCTGAGCAATGAACTGTGTCGGTTCGTCGTATTCAAACCAGAAGTCTGTTGGTTGGGTGACGATTATGTTTTCCGCTTTAGCACTGGAAGCCAGCAGTAAAGCAGAAGCAACAACCCCTATGAAAAGTAGTGTGGCTCTATTGAGCCTGGGTGTCACGCTTCACACCGAAGGCTGCGTCCACTTCATGTGCTTCTAACTTGCCGTCAAGAGATGACTTGGCAAGGTTGACTAGTACGTCTGCGATTGCGTGGAAACCACCGAGGGCTGCTGAGTACCACAATGGGATGGACACGCCTGTGCCTACGGAGTTGATGATGCTAGAGCCTGTGATGATGGTAAGGCTGGACATGATGAACAACGCTACGATGCGGCTTGCTACGTCCTTGGCAATTTTCAATGACAACATGGGGGTTCTCCTACTGGTTGACCCCTCCAGGTATGGCTAGATACTACCACTTTTGGATAGGGCAAACAGCGTGGAGTAGCCCTGTTTTGGTGGGCATATGACAGCCACATTTTCTGCATTGGTGGGTACCCATGTAGTGCGGACAGTTGTCACAGATGGCTAGGCGTTCGGCTTTGAGTTGCGACCCTGCTTCGGGAGTGTCGGGGTTGAGCAGGGCTGTGGGGGTGACGATACCTGCTTGTTGTTTGGCTAGGTTATTAGCCTTCCATTGATTCCAACGGTTCATAATTTTTAGTCGTGCTTGATGATGTAGTTAACTACCACGTGAGGCTGGAAGTAAGCCTCGGCACCGCCTGTGTTGCCTGTGTCACCTGAAACGGTGTGGGTGTGGGAAACATCATGTGGGTTAACGCTGATACCTGTAACCGCTGACGCTGTTGCCTCTGTATATGCGTTGCCAGGACCATCACTATTGATAACAGCCCCTGTAAAATCCAAACCTGACAACGCTTCCTCACCGTTGATGGTGTGAGCATGACCAGGGTCAGTGACACTGTGGCTCAATGTTGCGTTGGCTGACATACCGCCAGTAGTGGCTGAAAATGTATGTTGGTGGCTCGGTAGGTTGTTAGTGCCGATGGTTGTTGAACCACCAACAGCCAGCAAGGTCAAAGAAGCACTGTCCCCCAAAGCGAAACGACCACGCAAGTCAGGGGTTGACGCACCCACGATTGCAGCCAAAGCGGTGTAGCCAGTGGTGGATGTTCCGTCACACAAGAGCCAGCCTGTGGGAGCAGCAGCACCACCGTACATGGCGATAGTGCCAACAGGGACAAGAGCGTTGGCGACAGCAGTAGCAAGGTCTTCTAACGCAACAGTGCCGTTGACAAGGTTGGCAGATGCAACAGTTATTGATGTAGGCAAAGCACCTGTAGCGAGTTTGCTAAGTGCAATAGCGGCATCGGAAGCAACGCCGTCATTATTAATTTGCGCCCATTTCACACCACCGTCAGCCACCGTTGAATCAGCAACCAATACCTTGTTGTTGTTGCCTGAACCACCAGTAGAAATAGTTTTAAGACCTGTCTGACCATGAACTACAACGTCGCCATTGACTGTGTATTTAGACACAAGTTCGTTAGCCTGGTTCGCTTCGGTAGCAGTGAACACTGGGTAGATAGTTGCACCAACATCGTGCGCTCGGTCTGTGGTGTCGTCCACGCCACGACCATTAACTGATGCTGACCACGCCGATGTAACAGCAGGGTCAACCACTGTCAAGGTAGTAGAGGAAGCATAGATAACACAAAGTTTTTCTTCCTTGGCTGTGCCAGGGTCAACCACAACAAAAAATGGGGTCCCGCTTGTGGACCATCCAGACACTGCTGCTGCAAGAGTGATGCTTGTAGCGTTAGCGGCAAGACCACTACCACCTAAAGCGTTTGATACTGCTGCACCTTTGTAAGACCTGCGTGAATAAGCCATTGTTATCTCCTAGTTTTCCACTGAACGCAAGGTTACAACAAGCGTCCCGTTAAATTGCCATGTGTTCCCCTGCGAATCCGACGCATCCCACTGCAAATCTTCCAAAATAACTGAGTGCGTAACCGAACCCATTTGCAAAGCAATGATACGAGGAGAACCGATTAGACCGTCAAAGAATGATTGTTCTTCTTCTACGTCGTAGTAATACTCTTTGCCACGGACAGTGACCGACTGGTGGAGCAGGACGGGGACAACGAATACTTGTGAACGGAACGGGGCGGCATAGGCTCTAGCCATCCAACGGGTAAAGGTTGGTCCTGTTGCTGTGGCAGTGGAAGACCTGGTGAGAACGTACTTGAATTCTGCTTCAATGGCTCGTGTGTCGGAACCGTCAAAGGAGTTTTCAATGTCGTTGCCTGTGTCCCATACACCTACCTCTTGGTAGTCGCCGTCGTCCAGTTTCAGATACGAAGCGATAGACCCTACGAGGGGGGTGGAACGGGTATCTATCTTGGCTACGAACTTACGGTCTGGGATACCCCAACGCCATGTGCCTGTTTCAATCTCGCCTGATTCAACAAGGTTGGCTGAATCTTCAGCGACAACACCGACACCTGAAATTGTAAAAAGCCTTTTACCTGCAAGAGTGGCAACTGACTGAACATCGTTACCAGATGCGTACATTAAGTCAGTAGAAAAAGCAGGTGTGTTAGGTGCAATAAAACTGGACAGGTCAAGACGACCCAAACCACCTAATGCGTTCTCATATCTTGACCATGCGAACCAAACGAAACGGTCCTCACTGCTGAAACCTTTTACATCCCCTGATGTTGGTATCAACGAACCAGCAAGAAGACCGCCTTGGGAATCCGTTGAACAGAATCGGACACCTTTGTTTGTGCCGATGACAACGAAACCAAGGTAACCATGTAACGCTGTTGGGTATTCCCCTGTTGGTAGTTCTAAAGCAACGATGGCGACATCTACTGTGCCGTCTGTTTTGATACCTAAACGGTAGATAATTCCTGCATCGTTTGAATGTCCTGCTATATAGATAGCGTTTTGCCCGCCGACAATTCCTGTGCAAACAAAGTTCGGGTCACGCAATGTTGCTGTTGCTGTACCGTGAGAAGTGCTGGCAGCATAAGGAATAATATGAACATGGGTATTGGCGGTGTCGTTGTGTACGCCAACCACGAAACCTTTAGCGAATCCAAGTTTTGTGTAGTTGTATGTTCCACCCGATGTGGCGTAATGGTCAGACAGACTTGCCCCACCAATAGTTGTCATCAACACACCCTCATTGGCGTATGCAACATAGATTTGTTTGCCGTCAGTAATGATGTCGTTGATTGCGGCGGTGGGCGCACCAGTAGTTACCGAAGTCCAAGTAGGAGTAGCGGCGTATGGGTTGGTGCTGTACTTTAATGTTTGACCGTCAGCCACATAAACATAACCATTGACCTCAATCATTTTCAGGTTTGTTCCTGTCATCGCAGATGAAGACGGCAATCTAGTTGCGTTAAGCAACGACAACTGACCCTTAACCCAAGGATTAATACCCTTAGACTTATAGAACATATAGTCCTTAGATTCGGCAGTGTCGGCATAGCGTTGACCCGCACCAAAATGCCATGAGTCCTGACCACGCCTCCACAAACCACCAGGGTTAATAGCACCCTCACCAGGGCTGGTTGAATCGTCCGTTGAATCACGAACACGCTGCTCATAGCCACGTTTGAACTGTCCTGATTTCTGGTCAATCATGTATGGACGACCATCAATAGCGACAGGGAAAGTGTGCGGCACCAGTGATGATGAGGCTGTACCAGAGAAATACGGTGGTGTGCCAACATACGGCAATGTGAAGGTGGTTACCGCCATTGCTTAATCCCTGTTTAGGAAAGTTGGGTATTGCCTCATAAGTTTTGCTGCTTCAGATGTGATGCGGTCACGACGCATACGCAACAAGTTAGTGATTGAGTTGCTCACCGAACCTGATGGGACTTCATCGGAACGGCGGGTGTCGCCTTGTGATTCTGTGAAGTTGCGTTTGATTTCTCGTGGACCAACTAAACGAATCTGTGAACCAATAATCAGAATGTCTTCGCATGAGGTTGGAAGACCTGTGACGTTCTGGATGTTTTGTGATTCGGTTGTGATGTTGTTGAACGGCGACTTGTATACGATAATCATTCGTCCTGCACGTACTTGTTCGTCAAAGCGGATGGCGTATCCAGTGTTGAAGTCATCGTTGGGGAGGTCACGGATGAGTCGGCAACGACGCACCTTGATGTAGTCAGTTGAGATGTAGCGTAACGAAACTGAAATCAAGTCAATGATTTTGTCTGTTGTTGGCAGGTTAACCATGAGGTCGGTGCCGTTGTAGTTCAACTCCAAGATTTTAATTTGGAACAAACCGTTCATGGGGCTGGCAAGGTCGTCCAGTTCGGCGTTCATCGCTTCTAGAATTTGCGCTCTAGGGAACTTGGGGTCTACAGTTGCAACAGAAGACGCAGCATGGGCTGCTGGGGTGGTTCCGTTCCAGCCTCGCTCAACAGTCACAGACTTTGACCCAGCAGAAATTTCCCAGACATACATGAGTTCGTTATCTATTTGGATAACCCCACCAGGTCGGATACCGCTAAGGTCGTATTGAAACGTGACGTTGGTAACGGTTGCGTTGATAGCAAGAGTTGTTTTGTTACGTTCTTCTACAGTGCCAGACATTAACTGGCGCACTGTCCTATCAATAACGGTACCGACGGTGGACATTTACTTCTTCTTAGCCTTAGCCTTACGCACTGGAGCCTTCTTGGACTTGTTCATCTTCATGCCCTTTTCCTTGGCTTCAGCCTTCGCCATAGCCATTCCCTTAGCGTTGTATGGGAATTCTTTTTTTCCGACCATTGGCATTTTCTGCTCCTAATTGTAGAGGTGGCTACATCATAGCCGATACCATGTGAGGTTGGCTTGTAGCCTTGCATCTTTAGGGTTTAAGGCTAGGGCTTCAGAGCCGTGGAAGAAAGCCTCATCCGTGTCACCAAGGTGATGGCAGGATATAGCCATCAGGTCGTGTGGTAGCCAACCCCAAGCATCTGCCTCGCAGAGATAGTCCAGTGGTTTCTCGGTGATGCGTAGAGCCATAGCACAGGCGTGTCGGCAGGCAACCCAGTCTTTCTTGTCGTAATACACGGACGCTAGGGCAACCCATGATTCACGTCGGGATGGGTCTTCAGCGATGGCTTTGTATAGGTGGTGTTCGGCTGAGTCGGGTCGCATCTTGGCTAGGTAACGGTATGAGGCTGCACGTTCAGGTTGCCACTGTGACAGTTTGAGATGTTCGGAGAAGTGGTATTGGGCTAGACCTGTCTCACCGTGGAAGAAGTATTCACGGGCTAGGTAAAACTGGTTGCGGTCATCACGAGGGTCTTCCTCTACAGCCAGTTTCAACAGGGGTAGGTATTGGCTGCGTGATTTGCTGTGGTCAGGATGATGATGGATTTGCAGGTCGCACCACTGTTGAGTTTCTACACCGTCAGGTTTGAGAACTTCGTGGACGGGGTGTTTCCATGTGTAGCCATGTCGGGCGTGGATTTTGTCGCCACCATAGGTTAAGCCTTCGGAGCCGTCAGGGTTCCATGACCATACATATTTGTAGCGGGGACGGGTAACACCAGGGGGTAGTTGTTCTAGGGCTTGCCGCCAACCTGGTTGCAGCACCTCGTCCATGTCTAGCGAGATGCATAGGTCAATATCATCGGGGAGGCAGGCGAGGGCGACATTGCGGGCGTGGTCAAACCGCCACGGGTCAAAGGTTTCTACCTCTACTGTGACATCAGTGTCCCATGCTATTTGACAGGTGTTGTCTGTGGAGCCTGTATCCAGGATAAGCCGATAGTCGGCTTCAACGCAGGAGTCCGCCCAACGTTGGACAAATTGTTGTTCGTTCTTGGCGATTGTGTAGACCGCTATTTTCATAGCCCCTCCTAGTTAGTTACGTTGGAGTATATCTTCCAACAGTTCTTTCTTTTTGTTTAGAAGCCCAAAGACGATTTTAGGGAAAGTCAGGTTGTCGGGGAACGTATTTAAAATGTGTTCGCACACCCCATCAACATCACCGTGTTCTTTTCTTTCAATAATGTTGTGTGTCACTAATGCTTCGTTCCATTCTTGCTTTGCCCATTGCGTTTCTATTTGCAAACATTCCCCAAGGTCAAACATCGTTGGGTTAAGTTCAGCAATTTTACTAAACGTCATATACGGAACGTTGTCAACAACCAGACTGTTTACGGCATTAGAAATCTTGTATGTCCCGTGAGTACGGACTCGTGCCGACATATCACCTTGCAAGTATTTTACTACTTGCATATCTGGCTGACCGACAACAAAACTTTCTGATATCCCAAATTCGTCTACAAATTGTTTTGCTTTGGCTGCAATCTGCTCGGTGTTGTTAAAAGGTTCTTCAGAAACTTTAGCCCATTCAAGGATTAACTTAATCATTTCAGAAAGCGTTTCTGCCGACTGAGGAAGTTCTGCGTTATTGATGTGGTCAAATCTTATCTCAGTGTCGTCACCTTCGTGTTTGAAATAAACAATGTGTCCAACCCCGTTGATACTTAGAACTGGTTCGTACACTTTAATTTTTGTTACGCCATCTATCAGTCCTTTTTCTTCTTGACCGACTGGGAAAAATTTACGAGGACCAAACAAAGCGTTATCGCACCGCCAGTCTTGTCCTTCTAAAAGGACGGGACAAGAATTCATAAACAAAAAAACACCTGACGGTTCATCATCCCTGTCTGTTTTGTAGTAATCAACGATTCTTTCATACGGGTTCAGAAGAATGTTTTCCTGTTGCAAACCGTTGGACGCAATATAATTATGTTTACCGCCATGTTGAAACAAGTTTGTAAAAGCAACAAGAACCTGGTCAACGCCAACCTGGAACAAATCATACTTTTCTGTTTCAACAAGAACCATTTCCTGTGATTGCTTGTGCAGCAAAACAATATCTTGTGAAGTTGATTTAATTTTCTTTAAGACATAAAACATTTTGTAGTTTTTAATTTTGTCTAATGTGAACTGTTCCATAATTTTCCTTCGTTACGGTCCGTAGTATTTAAATGTGATACCACCAGCAGAACCAGCAGCGAATACAGACCCGCCCGTACCTACGATTGTCCCAGAGCCAACAGAGAAACCACCTGCTGCACCGTTGCCTTGTGTGCCTTGACCACCACCGCCGTTTCCTCCACGAAGACCGTATGCCCCGCCACCAGTACCACCTGCACCGCCGACATGGGAAGCACTGTTCTGTGTGGCTGCGTTAGCACCACCGCCATCAGTACCGCCACCGCCGCCACCTGCGTAGTAACCACAATCGTAAGAATAGTTATCTTGGAAATAGCCAGCAGTACAACCGTTTTTGTCGGACGCTGTACAAATAAAGGTTTGGCTAGAAACATAGTAGTAACCGTAGGTAGTGCAACCTCCGATGTTCGCACCGTTAGTTCCTGAACCGACAGTACCTCCACGACCACCACATGACGCTCCGCAACTACCTGGGTGCTGTCCTGCTCCGCCGCCGCCACCAGTCCATGTTGTTGAACCGACAGTTAATGTTGTGCTGCCACCTG